ACAACACCCTGTCCTGGGAACGACACAACTGGGTTGATGCCATTCTTGTAAAGAGTATCACGATCTGTTTGGTTTGGCGAATAAAGAAGTTTTACAGAATTCTTAATTGCGCCACGGTTGAAACCAGCAGGTGACCACCATGGATCATTGGTTTGATCAGTACGAGCACAAAGACCTGCAGTGTCAGCATTCAATGGAATATTGATATACTCATCATTATACTTGTCGTATTGAACTTTCCAACCTGAATCCATAACAGCGTATGAAGTCGAACGATTTAAGGTTGAACTTCTATATGTTACGATGTCGTCTGCTTCGTCACCAGCATTGTTCTGTACTGCTGCCAGAGGAGGTGAGAGGAACACAACGCAGTCAAGACGATCTAGAGCAACGTTATCAATGACGTGCTGAGTAACAGCAACAGCATGACCGCCAGTCAGAAGAAGCGAAACATCAACTAGTTCCTTATTGCCAAACAGATCGTAACCCGCTTGAAGATCACCAGCTGCAGGAGCAGCATCAACACCCACTGTAAGAGAAACGTTTTCTGGTGAATTAAGACCGACAAATGCGCCTGCAACTGCTGCAGTTGAACCCCAATCAGACATTGATGCTGGATGATCCATCCACCAAATGTATTTTGATTGTGTATTAATTACGTTCTTATAAAAGTTAGAAGAACCATCCGAATTCTTAGCATCCGATGCCTTAGAAACGAATGGAAATTTTTCTAGAACAGTACCAGCAGTACCAGTAAATACGCCATCTTCGTCAACAACGATTACGTGAAGTTCGTCACCAGTTGAACCGAAATTCGCTGCATATTCTGAGGTTCCTGGAGCAGAATCAAACTGTGCAACATATGACCATTCACCGAATGTTGCTGCGTCTGCGATACCAACTCTTAGTGAGTTACCAGCAGCACCTGGATACTTAGCAGCCCAAGTTCCTACGTTTCCTTCTCCCGAAGAATACGATGCAGTATATACATCTTCATTGTTAATCGCAATTGCAGTTCCGGACGAAACAGCATTTCTTGCTGCTGTGCCAACTGCACGAACTAGTTGCAGGTTGTTGCCGTAACCAAGAAAGTTAGCAGCAGTGTGGAAGTGTACTGTAGTTGTGCTTGTTGGTTTACCAAACTCGCGGACGAGTTGGTTTTCTGACGAAACTGTTTGAATTTCGTTTACAGGTCCCCAGAGGAAGTAACCAACGTATCCACCAGCAGAACTTGAGACTGCTGGTACGACGTTAGTTAGATCCTTTTCAGTAACTAGGACTCCTGGCGATAATTGAAATGCCATTTTCTTCTCCTTGTGTATTAAAACTGACAAAAACCACTGTCTTTTTTGTTATAAACTTATTTATAAGATGTCTACTTTACATCCAACCACGTTTAGCTGGTGCAGCATCAACAGACCATAGGTCTCCACTATCAACAAAAACTTCTTCTTCAGTGCCATTCATTATTATACCAAATGGTGTCAGTTCTTCTTCTATCTGTTTCATCTGACCATCATATAACTTTTTTCTAATGTCAATATCTGTCAGATCGGTGAAATATGTATTGCTGGTTACCCATGCAAACATGACTAAACTCATTACCAAGTCATCAAAATAACCTTCATCTGCCATCCAAGTTCCCATCTTTTCAATAAAGGTGGAGAATTCTGAGATGGTATCTGCATCAAAAATAAGTAACTTCTTTTCTTCCATCAGAGACTTTAGTGTAAAACAACCTTGCCTTTTAACTTGCTTAGTCATTCGAACACCCATTTGGGTTGCTCTACCAAATCCTGGAGAAAGATATTGTTTGTTTGTATCTTTAGATGTCGTTAAAATATTATCATATTCTAATTCTGCATGTAAAATATCGGCGACTTGTTGTCCCATGTCGTTAATTTCAATCATCACATATGCATTATTAAAATCTCTTGCCACTTTGTTTACGATATTAGGATATAACATCGGTGGTATTTTATTGTTACGGTATTTAGCGACTAGTTTATATGGAACAGATGTTGCATCAACTACAGTAAATGCAGAATAATCGCCACCAATACCTCTTGCAGTATCAACACCCATGACATAAGTATGCTCTGGGATCGGATCCTCAAAGATATCTAGACCATCCTTCATGTATATAGGGTCGATAGAACTCATCGCTCCAAGTGTATGTGCATTCACAAGAGTGTTGCTCGAACCAAGGAAATTACAGAGAACTTCTTGGTTGAATTTCAACTCGCCGAGCATCTTGAGTTGTTCTTCTGCCCATGCTTCATCACGTCCAGGAATTTCAGTGTATGGGATGAACATGGGTTTGAATCCATTGACACCCTTTTCTGCTTCATTCCAGAATTTCCAGAAGTGGTTATATCCCAGAGGTGTTGAGGTCAGAAGGATCTTAGTTGTTTGACCCGCAGAAATTGTAGGATAAACTGAAGCGAAGAACTGTTCGGCAACAGTGTTTGGAATAATCGCTGCTTCGTCGATATACAACCAGTTAACAGACTTACCACGAATACCAGAGGCAGTCGTAGCAGCAGTAAATACCTTGGATCCGTTTTCTAATTCAACGTCGCCCTTGTTCCAAGTCTTGACACCTTGCTGCATCCAGAGAGGCAAGTTCTCAAACATACCTTGGTAACGATTCATGACTTCGCGAGCAGCAGAAGTCTTGTTCGCAAGAATAGCAACAGTTTTTGCATCTTGAAACAATGTATACCAAAGAATGCAAGCAGCAGATGTGATAGTCTTACCCTGCTGACGACCTTCCATTAGAATCGCTCTACGATTATCTAGGATATGATGGACTTTGCGCTTCTGGCACTCATACAGTTTGAACGGAACAAGACCTTCGTCGAGCGACACGATCATGCAATAATTCTCAATGAAGTAAATTGGATCTTCCTCGCACAAAGCGAGTTCTGTCAATTGCTCCGGAGTAAAATTATGTTTGTATCCAATCGGTTTTAAATTAATATTACCGTGATACGAGGATTCATCAATCATGTTCTATAACTTTTGCTTTCTCTGCTTTCAATGCTCGGAGTAGATCTTGGGTGCTTCCAGAAAAGATGATATTATTCTGTGTGTCTATTTGCTGAGACTTTTTGCTATCATCTTGAAGAACTTTTTTCTTTCTCGCCTGAAGATCCATTAGATCTTTAGCAGTATCACCAGTTGTTTTGATCAATTGTCCAACGACTTCATACGCACGAGGACTGTCGCTTGCAAGCGCAACATTTAACATACCCTCTAATGCTCTTTGACTTGTGTCAATCAATTCATTCAATTTATTGCGAGCAACATTGTAATCATCTTCAATGTCATTACCAGTAGATTCGATGACTGCTGGAACTGCAGATGTAGTCGTAGTTGCTGGGAGAATCTCCACTTCAATTACTTCAACTGGTTCTGAGATCTTTGTTGTTTCGGTTCCAAAAAGATCGTCAAGATCTTGATAGTTACCCTTGTTCGAAAAATTCATCGAATTGCTCCACATAATCCCAGTCATCAGTTACTGCAGCAGTATCTGGATTTGTTGTCACTTGATATTTTTGTTGATAAGTAGGTTGTTCAATATCCGTATATGTATTTGCGATTGCGCTTCGGATAATTCCTTGTTGCTCGACTGGACCATATAGGTTTAATCCAAGCGTAAAGTTTAACGTCCAAACAATTGAACGTCTTTGCATGTAGTCACCAGCATAATCATCTTCATAATTGATTGAATCGAGAACTATCTGAAGATCTCTCTTGATTCCCATAGAAGGAATATCGGTTATGGTGACACAGAAGTCAGGATTGAAGAACGGAATTATTTGCTCAACAATCTGCAGCGCATCATCTTGATTCTTTGCCATTGCATACAACGAAATATTCATGTCATATGGCGTACTGGTGAACTGAGATCGCAGCATGTTAGGATCATCGCCCAGACCGATTGCTACGTTCTTAGTTAGCAAGTTAATCTTTCTCGCAGGATTATATTGCAATCCTGTTATCTCAAACCCCATTCGCGGGAGTATGATTGCTGTTGCCTGTGTAGTCGTTGTTGGTTCAACCGCAATACGAGCGAGAAATTTATTTTTTGGTGAATATGCCAAAGGAACACGAACAGATTGCACGACTTCTTGATCAGAATTGTATCTCTTAACAGAAATCTGATTGAAGATGGTACCGAAAGCAATGATTGCTTTTCTGATGTGTTGATGATAAAAGTGTTGACGTAAAAACATTATGCTCTTTTCTGTACCTCACCGAATGGATTGAATGCGGTGAAGTCTAGAATGCCTTCTGCTTCTACCTCGAATTCATCATTGTCTGATTGTGGATCTGTGTCTGCAGTTGCATATATCTCAAGGATAATTGAATCATCGCTAGAGTTTAGAACAAAGTCCCCTGACTCTTGAAGCAGTTGGAATCTGTAAACATCTTGATTTGATGCGTCAGTGATTGAATCGATTTCATCGATCCCTGTATCAATTCTTTCAGAACTGAATTCGAAGACATCACATTGCAGTTTATATGTGTAGATCTTGCCGAGTTGATAGAACGGATTTAAGAAGTCAACATACTTGATCACGAAAAATGTTTTGGTTTTCGAGAAGTAAAGCAGATCGCCTTCTGCTGGTCTTCCTGGTAATTCTAGTACTGCATTCTGAGCAACACCTTCTTCCCAGCGTCGTTTGGCAACTACGAATGTTGCTGAAGATCTAAACTCAAAACCGAACTTAGTAAATAGTTCGCCTTCACCCTCGAAACCTTGAACATTCTCAAGATACATTTCGAGAGGATATGCTTGATCGAAATACTGAAGTGCATCTTCACCTAGGATACCGTCGAGATTACCAGTTTGCTTTGGAAGATAGAAAACATCGTGACCGTATATCTTCAAACTTTCAATAACAAGATCTTCCACCAAACGTTGTTCGTTTGTGGTTCCAGATGTATTGCCAGATTGAAAATAGAAGTTCGTTGGCATGTCTTATCCAACCATGAAGTCTATTGGCAACTCTGACTTCAATTGCATTTCGTTTTCGATTGTCGTGATTTCTTCGACTGCTTCTTCGTAGATCTCTCTACCATTTAGAATGACACCCCCAGGAAGTTGGATTCCGCCAAACTTTTTCATGTTCTCGCCCCATTGACGTTTGATCAAAGCAGTCGAATACCGCTTCAGGAACATGTCATCATAGACTTGTGTGTAAGTTGTTGGATCTAGGATGCGATAACATTCAACGACAACAAAATCATCAGGATTTAATACTTCTTCCCAATTCATGTCGATATACATCTTGTCCATCTTACGATTGTATTTGAATGAACGATCGCCGACTAGAAGCATGTCAAGCATTGAGAGATGCTGTTGGACTTGTGTATAATAAACCATGTCAGCAGACAGCAAGTTATACATGTCATTAAGACGGAACTGATAGATGAGATCGAACATGTTGTTGCGATTGTTCATACCCGAACTTGGACCATTGACTGGTAGAACACGGATAACACCAATTACTGAATCTGGAAGAGGAAGATACCCGTTTTGAATATCTCCTGGAGTATAGAAACCAGTTGCGGCGAGTGCTCTGCTGAAACCCGATGTGGAACCAGTAACAGTTTCACCTGTTGTGAATATACCTTTTACGTTGGTTATTCTCGCAGTAGTTCCAGATAATGTATATAAGATACATGTTGCGCCTGAAGTATTACCAACTAACAACTCGTTGTTTTGAAAAGAGGGCGCAGACAATCCCGAGAATTTTAATTCTGCAGTGGAAACTTGGTGTGTGAGATAGAGTCTTTCGACACCATCAAAGTGATACTCTTGGAAATACTGTAATGCGTCATCAATACGATCTTCCACTTGATCATCGTCCACATTAATTTCGATTACTGGAAACCCAAGTCTGCGCAAACAGTAATCTATTAAACCTTGTCTTGAAGAAATTGCCATATCTTGTCCTCTTTGGGACTATTTATAATTACCAAGAAGAGAGCGCAACTCTCTTCCAAGTATCGGTTGCAACACAGATGTAGAGATAATCGGCATCAATTGCAATAGTATTTACTATTCCAGTTGATGTGGATGTAGCAGGCACACCGACAGATTCAACGTATATGCTAATATCGCCAAGACTTTTTGATGCAGAAGATTCAGTTTCCACATCACCTAAATTTAACGTGGTATTCGCATTTTGTGTAATTAAACCAAAATCTTGGTTTGATGAGAGATAAAAATCGTCTGGTAAATTGCTACCAATTTCGATAATACTACCATCAGTTTTTTTCGAGTATAATATTCCATCTGCTAAATTTACTGCAAGTTCTCCCACTGCAATATCACTCACGGAAGGTATTGCATCGGCAGTTTCACTTCTTTTGATTTGAATAATTGTTCCCATTAGTTAAGTAGAGACCCCGCTTCAGTATAAACATTAATACGAGCGATAGAATACCACTGGGTAGATGATGATGCCATCAATTCAATCGAACCGTTTGCTGCGACCTGAATTGCTGCGTTTGCTGATAATGCGTCGATTGCTCCGCCAGTTGCTGGATAGATACTAAGAGTATTTGCGCCCTTGTTGACAATTACAATTCTACGACCAGCAGTGGCAGTTGGGAGTTTAACTCCAGCAGATGCGGCAACTGTAGTAACTACGTTATAATCTACAGTCAGCGCAGTAGCACCTGCTTGATCTGAACCAGCAGCAGAAACTGCATTGTTATTATTTACAACCGCACCATTTAATGCAGGTGTTGTTAATGTCTTGTTAGTTAGAGTCTGAGTCGCTGCCAGAGATACAATTTCGAATCCTCCTGCAGCCACACCGTCGTGAACTACTATAGTGTCTTTTGTTGTATTTACGGTAACTTCGCCCTCGGCACCAGTAAAGGTTGAGTGCTGAACCGTAGTTCCTCTTCTAAGTTGTAAAATCGTTGCCATTTGTATCTCCTAGTCCACCCTATTTAGGTAGTATATGTTCCACCATCAAGAATGGCACCGTCTTTTATGTTTGCTAGAGTGGTTTTCAATAATTCATGTCCGCCAGCAGTGGAACCATCGTGCACCCTTATCGAATTGTTTGTAGTATCCACAGTAATTTCAGCTACGGCACCAGTAAAGGTATTGTGTTGAGTGGAAGTACCTCTTCTCAGTTTGACTCTTGCTGCCATTATGCGATACTCCCGTAATCTACTGCGTTGTATGCTGCTACTTCATCAGTAATCAATCCATAGTCGAGATCGGTTATCTGATTGAGACGAACAATTGCTGTTCCAGGAGTTGTAGTTGTGTCTACATCGAAATCGCTGAATGCAGTATCAGAAAATGCAATTGTGCCTACCGAAGTAGTTCCAGCGCCACCATCAACTCCAACACCACCGATAGAAACGATGGTTCCGTCTGCTTTCTTGGAGAATAACTTTTTGTCTGTTAAGTTTAAAGCTAGTTCGCCTATCGCAAGTTGACCCGATGTGGGTATTGCACTAGCAGTTTCACTTCTTTTTATCTGGACTATCGTCGACATTTAAAACTTCCTTCTCGGTTTGTTCCGCATCGTCGACGAGGTATGGTTCTTCTGCGCCAGTATAACTGTAATCAGATTTCAATTTACCATCAAGACCCATGTAGTCGGACTTAGGAACTGGTATTGCTTGGATATCTTCTAAAACTTGAATCTTTTTCTGCAACTCATTAAGCGATTCATTCGCCATTGTGAGTTGAGTATTCAGCATGATGTTATCAAGTGTTAATGCCTTCAGTCGTTCTGCAAGATTTGCAATATACGAGTTAATAAATTTTGTTTGATCCATTATCTATCTCCAAAAAAGTGGGAGGGGAGTAATTCCCCTCCCTTTATATATTAGTATGTTCCACCGTCGATATTACCGAACGAAGGAGCAGCACCTGAACCACCAGATAGAAGTGCTTGACCAGCAGTTCCAGCAGCAGTAACACCGAGTGCAGAAGTACCATTACCGAACATAACACCGTTAGCAGTAAACGTTGCCGCACCAGTACCACCGTTTGCAACAGTGATTGCTGAAGCAAGCGACGAAACAGTTCCGCCTTCAAGGTTAGCAACAAGAGTAGCAATGGTGTAACCAGTTGCCGCTGTGTTAACAGTTGTGGTTGGAGCAGCTTGTGAATCCTTAAAGAGTCTCCACTTACCGTCCGAAGCATCGCGGAAGATACCTGAGTAAAGGTCTAGCGAACCGCTGGTATCATACATACCGAACAGACCGATGTCAACTGCGTCGGTTGCATTGTTGTCGTTACCAACGAATACGAGAGGATCGGTAACAGTTAGAGTTGTCGAGTTAACAGTAGTTGTTGTTCCCGAAACTGTTAAGTTTCCTGCAACAGTAACGTTAGCACCCGAAAGTGTAAGAGCAGTAGTTCCGTCAGATGCCTTAATGTCATTACCAGTAACTGTTAGGTCACCAGCAACAGTAACATTAGCACCATCAAGTGTTAGAGCAGTAGCAGAAGATGACTTGATATCATTACCAGTTACGGTAAGATCACCAGCAATAGCAACGTTTGCAGCATCAAGTGTAATAGCAGTAGCAGAAGATGACTTAATGTCATTTCCAGTAACTGTTAGGTCACCAGCAACAGCAACATCTGCACCCGAAAGAGTGATAGAAGTTGTTCCGCCTGATGCCTTAATGTCATTACCGCCAACTGTTAGGTCGCCAACAAGAACAACATTGGTAGTAAGAGAAACAGTTACACCAGCATCTTCTGAACCTGAACCTGCAATAGAAATTTGGTCCGCAGTTCCAGCAACAGTAGCAACATAGTTACCAGTTGTGTCGGTTCCAAGAGCAACCGAGTTGGCAGCAATCGAGGCAACACCTGATTCACTGATTGTAATGTCGCCAGAAACGGCAGCATAGATGTAATCGCCAATATCTTCAGCAGTAATCTTCTTGTTTGCAGTTGCCGAGGCATCATAAACAAGGAATTCGTCTGCATCAGCAAGTGATGTCAGAGCAGTTGCACCAGTAATATCAGCAACGATACCAACTGTATTGTCTGTAATGGTTGTCTTGATACCAGCAGTACCAGCAAAAGTCAGAGTTCCACCAGTCGAGAAGGAATCAGTATTAGGAACTCCTTGGTTGTCGCTGATTGTGAATGAAGAAGAAGCAGGTGCAGAGAATGAAAGTACGCCTGAACCGTTTGTAGTAAGAATCTGACCGTCATCACCATCGTTGACAGGAAGAGTAAGTGTATAATCGGCAGCAAGCGTATCTGGTGCCTTAAGAGTTACTTTGTTGGAACCGTTATCTGTTCCTTCAGCAAAGGTTGCTTTACCACCAACTGATGATGTTGCGTCGATAAGACGAGCATCAACCTTGTCTGTGAAATACTTACCACCGACAGCATGAATTGCGGCAGAACCACCTTCCACTGATTCGATGTAAAGTTTTGCACTTGCGCCGCTGTTGCTGGCGTCCTGTGCATATGCCATTTCACCTTCTAGGAGGGCGGACGTTGCTGGAGCAGTTGCGCCTGAACTTCTTTTAATTTGAATGATTGTAGACATAATGTCAGTTTCCTTTAGTTTATTATTTCTATTTCAGTTGTTAAAACGTTCCACCGTCTATAATACCCAAATTCAAATCTAAAGCAGGATCTACTGCCTCCCATTTGTTAGTAGCAGTATTGTAAACTAAAGTATATCCATCTTGAACACCCTCTAGATCTACATCCGCTAACGTCTCTATTTTAGTTGATGTTCTTTTACTTACTATATTTGTATTTATAGTATTTGAAGTTCCTACTGAAACTTTAATTGCAGTTGGAGTTCCTACAGTAACGTTAATTGCCATTATTTCGTTACCTCTGGATTAATTACAACGATCCCTTCAAGAACTCGTAGCGTTTCACCATCGCCTGTAATTTCAATATCGTAAACATACCTTCCTGCTTTTATTGCTGAGGTTTGCACCGCAGTCAATGAAATAGTGACTTCACCATCTTCGGGTAAAGAAACTGCTGCAGTAAAATTAGTAGAAGTAGTAGTGTAATACGATCTGCGCATTTGTGCTGCTACAGTATAACCAGTAAGATCTTTTAGATCTCCGTTCTGATCATTTACTGCGAGGGACAAAGAAAAAGTTGTTCCTTGGTCAATAAAGATATTTTGAATTTGTGCCATCAGAAACCCTTATAAATTATATGAGAATATTTATAATAACTGAGAATACTATGCAAACGATTTTGATGCTAAAATATGGTAAAAAATATTCTGCGGCGGACGTCAACAGAATAGTAAACGATACTGGTAGGAAGTATACCTACGTCTGTTTTACCGATGATCCAGCAGGTCTAGACCCAATTGTTGTTGCTTGTCCCCTGCCAGATGACATAGAAGGTCATTGGTATAAGGTTTGGATGTTCAGTCAACGAGGGTTTGGTGATGTTCTTTATCTGGATCTAGATATTCGCATTCAAAATAATATTGATCATCTATGGAAATACCTTGACATTCACCCGACAATAGCGTATACTTATTGGAAGGATAGAGGGTTTCCTGATCATGTTGGAGAGACTCATGGTATGCGCTACTTGAGCAATTACAACTCAAGTGTGATGATGTGGAAAGATGGAACTGTTCATCATATATGGGAACACTTCCAAACAGATCCTGATTACTACATGGTTAAATACTTTGGCGATGATAGATTTCTGTGGCACGAAGATTTTAGATTTAATTACTTTCCACAAGGCGAGTTGTATTCATTCGTCTACGGTGCAGATTACTATGAAATAGATGACGATAATAAATCTTTTGTGTATCGTCCAAGATATACTATAGCATTACTAAATGGATTAGACCAGTTTCCTGGAGCAGATAAAAAGTATGATGAACTTCGTATGTATTAAGTGGGGTGATAAGTATCCCGCCAAATATGTGAATAATCTTTATAACATGGTAAAGAAGAACTACACCAACCTGTTCACATTCACGTGTTATACTGATGATACCGATGGTTTAATTTGCGATACTGCACCAATACCCGATGATGGTATCCTGCATCCAAAATATTGGTTTGGTAAAGAAACATTCTGTTTCGATCGAGCAAAGTTCTCAGTATTTAATTCACACAACTGGTTAGGATACGTAGGTAACTGGTGCTACTTTGATCTTGATGTTGTCATTCAAGATAATATAAATGACATAGAATTATTAGCACAAAAACCCAGAATTATCCACAGTCGTTGGCAACCTAAATCGCAGATACATGATAGATTGTTTATTGATATGCGAGGAACCTTCTATAATTCTAGTATGATGTTGTGGCCAGGTAAATCATGTGAACACATTTATAAAGATGTAATAGAACACACCGAAATAATTTTTAAGACATACATCAAAGGTAGCGACAATTATCATTACTGGCGTCAGAGAGATTTCTGGAAAGATATTCCAGGTGGATGGATATATTCTTGGAACAGAGGTAAGCATTATCCTGATGATATAAAGAAATTTATATACAGAGAAGATGCCAAGATTTGTTTATTCAATACGGATAATGTCCCACATCCCAGCGCGAAAGAGCAAATTAAATTGACAGAATGCACAGATACAAATATTATCAGATTGTGGAATTGTAATGAGAGTTAATTACGTCTGCTGCAAATGGGGGACGAAATACTCGGCGGAGTTTGTCAATCGACTTTATAGAATGGCAAAGAAGCATACTCCAGACAATTTTGAGTTTCATTTCTATTGCTATACAGATAACAGCGAGGGATTCGATGAAGAAATTAAGGTCATCGACTTCCCAGACATTCCCGACATCCATCCGAAATATTGGTTTGGTTCTGAAGATTTCAAATACGGCATGGCACGTTGTTGGGACAGACCGAAGACGTTTATCTTCAATACACACAACTTCGCAGACGATAAACCCGCTGGAAGGTTTGTCTTTTTCGACCTTGATGTAATTATTCAGAACGACTTATCGCCAATCATCACTTACGATCTAGAGAATCCTACTAAGTTACGTTCTTGGTGGCAAGACCCTCGTCCGATGAAGTCGCGTAATTTCAAGTTATCCCATGGTGCATATACCAATGGCAGTTGTATGGTGTGGTCAGATGATCAGACGGAATGTATATGGCAGGATGTTTTAGAACATCAAGAGCGTATCTGGTTTACATTTACAGATGGTACAGACAACTATCATAGTTGGCGATGGGGAGAATTTAGCAATACTCCTCTGTGGAAACATTTTCCAAACACCTTTGCTTACTCATACAATCGTGGGCGTGACTGGCATGAAGGTGATTTGCAAGTCGGCATATATAGAAAGGACTGTATTCTTTGTGTGTTTAACGTGGACTTGCTACCATTTAAAGACGACCGCAGAGGAAAAGTGAAACAGGAGTCTCTAGTGGATCCAGATTTATTAGAACATTGGAATGTTTGATGCTTAATATTTACACCGTAAAGTGGGGAACCAAATATAGTTCTGATCATGTCAATAAAATACTTGAGCAATGTAAGCAGCATATTACTACTGAGTTTAATTTTTATTGCCTGACAGAAGAAACAAAAGATCTTGATCCAGAAGTTATTGTTATTCCTCTACCAGAAGATAACTACTATGAAAAATGGTGGAACAAATTATACTTGTTTGAGAAACAAGTTGTAGCACAACAAGGAGAAAAACTATTTCTCGATTTAGATATTGTGGTTCAACAAAATATTGATTGTGTTGTAAATCACGATCCAAAAGATAGTCTAACGTTTGTTCGCACTCACTGGCACGATCTAAAGAAAATGAAAGAAGATACGAAGGATGCTCCTCGTATGTATACCGATTTAAATTCAAGTGTATTAAGATGGAATGATAATCTAGACGTTGATAAAATAACCAAGTTCGTTAGAGATTATGCCGATCAAATGTTTTTTTATTATCGTGGTCTGGATAATCTATTTGGTCATCAGAGAGAACGCCTATTAGAGATTAATTTTTTCCCAGATGGTTGGGTTTACAGTTACAACTACGGATACATGTGGCCAATCGATACCAGAGAACGAGTTATCAGACCAGAACCACTAATTTGCTTATATGATTCAATGGAAAGACCACAAGATGTTAAATTATAATTACTTGAATAACTATCGTTACTGGGGCGAAGGATTAGATAAAATCAATCACGAACTACCATGGAAGCACGAAGATTTTCGTAAATCGTTAAATCCGAATACGATGGACGCTGCTATTTGGTTAGTTGAAGAACTAAAGAGAATACAAGACATCCCCGAAGAATTGAATATTACAATTTTAAATTCGTGGTTGGGATTTCCACTTGTTCCATTACTCTGCGAAAATTTGAATGTCAAGAAGATTAATTTAATCGACATTGATAAGGATGCGTTGGAATTATCAAAAGTATTCAATCGATTTTATAGCGATGGTGGTATAGAGTTAGACCACATCAACTGGGATGTTCCTTTCGCATATCATGATATAAATGCATTAGAAACTGATGTAGTAATTTCTATCGGGTGTGAGACAATGTATCCCCTAAAGAAAATGACCACAGCAAACCCAGATTGTATCTTTGCTTGTCAGTCATCAAATGTTTTTAGAGAGATGTATGGTATCAATTGCGTTCCAACAATCGAAGAGCATGTCGAGAATGTGGGCGTAACTGATGTCAGATACAACGGACAAATAGAACAATCATATTGGTCTTGGGATGGTAAAGTAACCTTTGATCGTTTCATGGTAATAGGGAAGAAATAATATGGCAAGAGCAAGAGTCGTCGCACCACCACCGCAAGATTATATTCCAGAACCTTTAGTATCAGCACCACCTCCGCCCGAGGAAGTGGTCGCGGAAGAATGGATAGATGGAAACTTCCAAGAAGAAATTGTCGAAGTTGAGATTATTGAACCTTCCCAAGAAGAACTTGATAGAGAAAAAATTGCACAGGAAAAGCACGAAGAATTGCAGAGACAAAAACTTGCCGTAGTAGAAGATGCGAGAGTAGCAGAAGAAACAATCGCACGAGCAAAAGAGATTTTAGAAAATCCGCCAGTCGTAATTGAGACAGTAATCGAAACAGTCGTAGAAACTGTTCATGTTACAGATCCAAAATTAGTCGAAGAACTGCAAATTCTCAAAGAAGCAAATGAAAAACTCACCAAAGAAAATGATGCAGCAGTAAGAGCAAAAGAAGAACAAATTGTAAAAGCGCGACAACAGGCAACCGACCAGAAAGGCAGTCAGTTGAATATGGTTGAAGCAAGAAAACCTTCTTTGCTTAGTAAAATAAAAGATTTCTTAAGACGGAGAAGAATTAAACTTGCTACCGTTCCTCGTGCAAACTATGAACAAGCAATCATCAACCAAGCAATGGTTGCTGTTCCGAAAATGTTGGATACAATTGAAACGATGCACGAAAGTTTAACTGTTCTCGAAGAACTACTAGCAAAACATAAAGAGCGCGAAAAGATCAAGAAAAGTGAGAAGCATCCTCGCCACTAATATCTTCGATCATTGACCGCCAGATTTCTAGATGCGGTACAACATATCCTAGTGTCAATCTCTTTGCAGTATTACCGCAGCAATGGTAGACAATTTTATTCGGATCGTTACGATCACCGAAATGACCAACCTTGCATGACCAACCGATAGGATCGACCATAGTTACGATTTCCTTTGTAACTGGATCCAAGTAACGGAAGTATCCACCATTTTCTTCTGTATTATATGTAATTAGAATATTGTATCCTGATGCGTTCCAGTTAGTATGCCAACCCATGAAACCATCTTCAGGATAATAAGTAAACACCGCATTGTTTCTTGCGCCAAGATAACTCATTATTTCAGAATTCGTTGCTTGCTGTCTTTTACCATATTCGGAAGGAAACCATGGTTGCCCATGTGCCTGTGACATGTCAGTACACCATGCGACATCAGGAAACCCAACATGCTTCTCGCCCTTACCCACGATATGATTTAGATATTGTTCATCAGTAGCAGTATCAACTGTCAATCCACCTTTACGCTTTTCTTGGTGCTCTTGTGGACCCAATACGAGATGTTGATCATTTTGGGCGAAAAACCATTCTGTGAATGGTTCTAGAATATCACTTAGTTCTTTAGAAACTGAATTTGTAAATTGTAGCATGTGTGTCCTGTTTAACTTAATAAAGAATGCGGAATTGTGTAATGATAAATCACTACTGGTTGACCCTGTAATTCTTCTTTTTTATATCCAGAAACAAAGTTCCATCTGGCATCTGGATCAGGGAATCTAGCAGTTTTGACACCAAAGTCGAAATGATTTAGGAGTCTCCACATTGTAAATGTATCCCATTGCAATGCAGATTCAGGATAATGTTTGCGATCCCATCCTGGTTTATTCTGTTCCCAATATTCATCATACCATGCACGCATTAGTTTTAATGTTTGTTCATTGTTTCGATAGACGAACAACCCACAGTGCTCAGTCATTTCTTCTGTGTCAGATAACTTAGTCAGCGCTGCGTTATATGGACGATTGGCAGTAAAGATGACATCTACATCTTCTGGAATCTGATCGAAAATCTTTTGGATATCTTCATGTTCAACTTCCATGTCACAATCCATGTAGGTTGTTAAGTCATACGGAGTTTGATCAAGCGCCCAAAGTTTCGCTCGTTTATCTCTTGGGACATTCTCAGTTACAATTGTGTCGAAGATTTCATAATCATCTGGTTGAACCCATTCCTCATGCGTGAAGAATGTTATTTTTGCATCAGGATAAAAATCGCGTAGAGATATAGCAGAATTTTTCGCCGCTCTATAGTAACCTTTTCTTACTGTTGCTACGTAGAGAAAACCATTATTCTGCATCAACTGCTTCTCGTACGATAGCAGTATTTGCTTCTTCCTGTTGTAGAAGAATTACCGTGTACGCAGTAACTTCCATAATATTCTTTGCTTTACGAATCTTAGACTTCAACTCACGATTCTTAGAAGACTTGATCAAATCGATTTCGAAGGCGTCTAGTTTCGCAGCGAACAGTTGCTCTTGCTGCATGCGAGTCTTGTCAACCTTCTGTCGTTCAATGTTATGCTTGATATGTTGGTTGCGGTCATCAAACCGTTTCTTAGTATTCGCATCAATCTGCTCAACACTATATTTCTGCAACAATTCATCATAGTCTCGATTAGTACCATCGTTCATGATTGATGCAGTTGCTCGCTTACCCGTATCAGGATAAACGAACTCTGCGATGACATGTTGCTTTTCTTTATTTGCCCAGTAAGGATTTTCAATAGTGCGCGTATTACTCATTCAAATCTCCATTAAAAAATAAACTCTCATTATTATATATACGCGATTTTATGCCAAAAGTCAAGGGTTTTTATGCTGTGCGAACCCAAAGTTTTATTGTTGAAACCGTTTCTTTGGTTTCAAGCACTGTTGCGCCAGAGAAGTTGCTAGTGTAGGATCCAGTAAAGTTTCCAACATAGTTGCCCGAATAGTTTCTAGAACCAGCATAGAACCCTGTGTAACTTCCTGTAAAGGATCCAGTGTAAGTGCCAGTATATGTTGCTGTTCCTGCGTAGTTACCAGAGAAGAATCCAGTATATGTCCCCGTGTATGAAGGACCAGAATATGTTGCTGGACCTGTATAAAATCCAGTAAAGTTCCCGCCATATGTCCCAGAATATGCTGCAGTACCGACATAGTTACCGCTGAATGTTCCAGTATAAAATCCAGTAAAGTTACCCAAATAGTTACCTACGAAATTACCGCCAACGAATCCACCGAAGAATCGTGTATATGTCCCCGAGAAGTTTCTTGAATATGTCCCCGAGAAGGCACTTGAATATGCTCCAGTATATGCAGCACCGCCGACATATTGACCGATATAATTTCCGCTGAAACCTTGCGAGTAATTCCCAGAATAGTTTGCTGGTCCAACATAACCGCCACTAAAGTTATTTGCGAATGCCCCAGAATATGCTCCCTCATAGTTTCCAGAATAATTTCTAGATCCAGAGAATGATCCAGCATAACCACCTGTAAAGTTACCCAGATAGTTTTGTGGTGATACTTCTTCACGAGTATCTGCAAACTCACTACCGAGATCGACCCATGTTCCACCAGAAACAGGGGCAGATGATTGAACCTTATATGTTCCGATTCCGCTGTCAATAATTCTGTTGCGGAAATTCGGCAGCATCTGTAGAATTTCACCAGAAGACATTTCCTTGACATCTTTGGTATTGATTAGTTTTAGTGGCTTTAGGTTGGAGTCCGACAGTGTAGTCGCAGCAGTTTTCTGCCACAGATATGTAGTAGTGTTACCACCATTGGCAACATCTGTTAGGGTATAACGCGAAACCCAAGTGCCACCTGACGGAGCAGTTGGTTGTAGTTTATATTGCCCTGCAGTGTAGGTGGTCTCGGTGATCATCGCATTGATAGCATAATCCAGAATCTCGGTGTCAATCTGCTCATCTGTCAGTTCTTTGATACCAGCATCGTATTTTAATGGACGATTAGTAATATTTTCTGACGCTGCAGCAGTAACCTGCTTTGCAGTATATGTAACCGTATCAACATCACCAGTTGCTGGGTGTGTTCCTGTTGCTTCTGTTCGATCCGTGTCGACGAATGTTCCGATTGAAGTACCAGATCCACTGTTGTTTGTTGTGATGTTGATTTCTGCAGTACCAGTACCATCAGCATTCGCGCCAAAAGAAACTGTCAGAGTCTGTGCAATATAATTTTTCACCTCATTGACAGACATCTGCTGTAGTCCCTGCCAGTTTACGGCAGAAACAGGTGTTGCTGAGGATTTATTTCTTAAAACCATGTTTATGCTGTCCTTATCCATAACTTAACAGTTGAAACTGTTTCTTTGGATGCTTGAATTGTTGCCCCTGAATAGTTTCCGGAAAATGTTCCGCTGAAGTTATTTAGGTAAGATCCTGAATAAGTTCCAGTATAATTTCCTCCCGAAGAATAACTACCAGTATAATTACCAGTATAATTCGGTGTAGTTCCACCTGGAATCGAATAAAATCCAGTATAGTTTGCTGGACCTGTGAAGAATCCAGTATAGGTTCCTCCTGGACCTGTAAAGAATCCAGTATAGTTTGCTGGACCTGTATAAAATCCAGTATAGTTTGCTGGACCTACGAAATTTCCAGGTGTCGGTCCACCTGGACCAGCATAGAATCCTTCGAAGTACCCCACGTATGATCCAGCATAGTTCCTTGAACCAGAGTAGAAATTAGATATTCCTGGACCTGCATAAGATCCTGCATAGTTTCCAGCATAGTTTCTAGAACCTGCGAAGAACCCAGTATAATTTACATTCGGTGCTGCATAGAATCCAGCATATGCCTGCGGTGGACCTGCGTAAAAACCTTCGAACATTTCACCTGGTTCATTATTTGGAATTATAGGTAGATCATAAAATCCAGAATAGTTGAGACCAGGACCTGTATAATACCCAATAAAATTGGGCGGTTCAGGCGACAAGAAGTTCCCCTCATAGTTGCCAGCATAGTTTCTAGAACCTGCATAAAATCCAGTGTAATTTGTTCCAGGAACAGTGCTTTCATAAGTACCAGCATAGTTTCTAGATCCTGCGAAACTACTTGTGTATGTTCCAGAATATGCTATAGGAGAATCTTCGATTATGCCCGAATATGTAGCTGTACCTAGATAATTTCCTGCGTATTGTGCAGTTCCTGAAAATGCTCCGCTGTAGTTTGTTGGTCCAGAAAAATTGTTTGAGTATGCAGCAGTACCAGAGTAAACTCCTGTGTATGCAGAAAAACTAGTGGTGCCAGAATATGTTCCTGTATAATTACCCGTGTAATTCAACAAACCACCGAAATTGCCTGTGTAGAATCCAGTAAAGTTACCAGTAAAGTTGCCTATGTAATTTCCTGCATAGTTCTGTGGTGTTACTTCTTCGCGAGTATCTGTGAATGTGTTACCTGTTTGAATCCAAGTGCCGCCACTAGGCGCATCTGATTGGATTTTATATGTCCCGATACCTGTTTCAATAATTCTATTTCTAAAGACTGGAAGCATCTGTTCGATTTCTGCTTCAGTCATCTGCTTGCAGTTACTGCCATTAAACAATTTTAGTGGCGTAAGATCTACTGTTGGTGCTGAAGATGCAACTGTTTTCTGCCACAGATATGTTACAGTGTTTCCGCCTTGCGCTGTATCTGTTAATGTATACCGCGAAACCCAAGTTCCGCCTGATGGCGCAGTTGCTTGGAGTTTATATTGCCCAGCAGTATATGTTGATTCGGCAACCATTGCCTCAACACAGAGATCCATTGTACTATCAATGTCACCATCTACCATTTCTTCTAGACGAGAATCCCATGCTAATGGTCTGTTAGTAATACTTTCCACTGCAGCAGCAGTAACCTGTTTGGCAGTGTATGTCGTCGTGGTAACTGCACCAGTAGCAGGATGCGTTCCGATAGATTCGGTTCTTGTCGTATCGACGAATGTTCCGATTGAAGTACCAGACCCACTGTCGTTTGTAGTAATGTTAATTTCAGCAGTACCAGTACCATCTGTTACTGCAGCAAACTTTTCTGTGATAACATTGGCAATATAATTTTTTACCTCTGCATCGGTCATGGTCTGCAAACCGCTGATGTTTGCAGAAGTGATTGGGGAACCTGTTGCCTTGACCTTTAGAGGGTTCATTTTAGTTTAACCTGTTACCACTCGAGTCATAAACAATTAAATTAGTTACACGATACCAATCTACAGCATCCTGCGCAACCAATTCAACAGATGAGTATGGTGACAAATTGACACCAACATTGACAGTTCCACCGTCAATAACATCTGAGGTATTTGGATACACAACAATAGTAACTGCTGTGGTGTTGATAACCTTTATGGTCAATCCTGCTACAGCAGATGGGAGTTTTACGCCCTGACTTGCTGTTGCTGTTGTGATCATGTTAATGGTTTTTGTCAGTGCAGTTGCAGTACCTTGGGTAGTTCCTGCTGCTGTAACTGTGCCTGCAACCGATTTAGTTAGACTCCCAGTAAGTGCTAAATCTGCAAAGGAAGGACTTGATCCAGACTCATACTTATCATTATCCAAATTGCTGAAGTTAGTATCAACTTCAGTATTCGTCAGCGGAGTCCCCTTTACAGATCTAAGGGTAAGTGTGCTCATGCTTTATATCCTTATTTCTGTAGTATTTGTGTTAGTAAGTTTTTAATCTCAATCATTTCATTCTTAAGATTATTTATATCGTCTCCATATGATTCGATTTGCTTCATGTGTTGTTTGCGAGACTTATATGCCTGAAGAGCAGGCAGGTCATTCGAAAGTATTGCCTTCGAATGACCATCACGTTCATACTTAGTTGTATCAGTTAGTTTAATTCTTGTCATGTTATACCTGTAATGCAATCGCTCTGAGTTCTCTCACGCGAGGAATGACAGAACTATTTGTTGATAGAGGAATGACCTTTACTGCGAAACTTTTATATCCGCTGTAAGTAACACTTCCTACTGTGTATTCAAGAACTCCCGCATTTTTATTTGCGGTGGGTATGACATACTGATATTCAACATAACCAGATTTCGCCGTGGTGTTAAGAGGTAGATTTACTGTCTCCAATTCAATCCAAGCAAGATCATCAAAGTTTGAGGGATCTGTTGCTTCTTGGAATTTACCATATACCTTAACATCACAACCAACAGGAATCTGATTGCTCAAATATACCTTTAGATCTTCTGCATCTTGTCCGTCATCAAGAACAACTCTACGAGAGATATACTTAGAAGCAGCGGAACCGTTGTTTCCAGTTTCAGTAGTAGTAAGATTATTTACATCATTGGCAATTGCGATTATAGAACATTTTCTAGTATCAATTACAGGTGAAACAGTTGATGTTTGTGTCATCATACCTGCTCTAACTGTCAGAGATTTATCCCCACCCAAATCTGCCTGTTCATTTGAGTAAGAATAGATTTGTGCTTCATATGATAACTCATGCTCCTGTCCGAAATTGATTCCCTCGAACGTAGTTCCGCCCGCAATTGCGCCAGTTGCAGTTGGTGCGACCGACCAAGAAATTGTTGCAGGAGTATGATCAATAGAACCAATATTGGTTTCGAGGACATTGAGTTGCTTATTTTCGATTTCTGTGATTTCAGCATAAGATGTACCGTTACCAATAATATCAGCAGCAGTGAATGCCCCCCGATTTACTAGAATCTTACCTACATTGTATAGAGAATCATATTGTTTAACAAATCCTATATTCAACGTTACTGCTACTGCTGCAGCAGAACCACTGCCACTTGAGATGGTTAGTGTTGGATTAGTTGCAGTCGTATATGTCAGACCTGTCAACGTACCAGCAGTAGTTACAATTGCTGCCCCTCCAGAAGTTTGAAGAGTGAATCCAGTAACATTTGGCGAGGTACCAGTTACCGCCGAAACTTTGTAGATAGTTCCTGATGCGTATCCAGTAATGGTGCCTGTGCCTGCACGTGTGCCAGTAATTGTTACAGTATCACCAACAGATAGTGACGATGCGCCGCAAGTAAACTGACCAGCAGTTCCAGAAACAGCAACAGTCGCTGCCAGAGTTCCAGTCGTTGTATTGTATCCCGCTCCTGGATCTATAACTGCAACATTTGTTACTGATCCGCCTGCTATTGTTACCGCAACAGTTGCATTTGTAGTAGCACCACCACCTGAAAGAGTATGTGTAATAGTTCCATTCGTATAACCAGTACCCGCATTTGTAATATTGAAGGAGAATCCGTGGATTGTATCACCTGCCGCAAAATTGCCGTTCGTAAACGAATCGAATTTCAGGAAGTCGACGTCCATGTTTTTCATCACAAGCGAACCAACTGTATTGATTGCAAAGTTTGCACGACGTAAAGTAAACTTAATATCTTCTGCTTGCTGTGCTGTCCATGATCTATCATTGGCGGATGTGAATAGGACACCAACATGAGGTTGCTCAGAAATTCTATTCTCTGAACCGAGTTCGTTTTCGCCCAATTCAGAAACCCAAATATTATAATCTGGGTTATTACCCGCAGGAAGAAGAACAAAACAGTATTCTGTGTTGTTTTGCAGATATACTGGTGATGGGAATGTGAAGGTTGTTGCCGTTGCAGCAGTTTCACTAACCCCAACATCACCAGGATTTAGTGTGACTTCACCAAACGGAATAACTCTATTGCCAGGATACCCGTTTACCACTTCTCTTAACTGGAGAGTAATTGGTGCACTAGATGATTTGGTTCTGAAATATACATCAAGGTTGGTAACATAACAACCGAATGGCATACCTTCGACGTAGAAGGTCTGCGCGATAGGATCTCTTCCTTGAAATTGTGGTGCGCAAGGACTTACTGTGTTACAAATTTCAGGAAGTGATATTGTTTCAAAACTTCCAAAAACGAGACCACCGAAACCACCGAAACCGCCAATTTGAATTTCTTGTGCAGGCGTACAAGTTGTTACTGGTTCGCAAGGATTTGGAGTTGGAGTTTCGGCAACGGGCACGACAGGTGCGGTTGGTGTTGGTGGTGGAGTTGGTGTAATAACAGGAGGATCTTGAGAAATCGCTGGTAGAGGATCCCCGTTAATTGTTGTAGTCGTGATAACAGTATTATCAATATTTGTTATGTTATTAACCGTCGTAAATGTATTATTTACTGTTGGTTGGACAACACCAACATTTCTATCTTCTAATCTATTTTCAGTAGTAGATGTTTCAAATATTGATCTTGAATCGGAGACGTTATTAACAGTTACATTAGCAACTCGAGTTGATACAACTGTGTCTTGAACAGATTGTGACAATCCATTTGCTGACCATGTTTGCATTGACGCAGTTGTTATGAATGCATCACGATTAAATTGATCATCACAGAGGCGGAAATTCTTATCACCAGTACGGAATGTCGCTGCTGGAATTCTAAATTGTCCTACGCAAATACCTTGAGCATTTGTAATTAATGGATCACCATAAGCACCATCGATATACGATGAATATGCTGCGGGATCTGTAGGTGTTATATCCGTATTTGGATCAAAACTCAGAGGTCTGCAATGTGTCGCGACACCGATACCATCAAAGAATGGGAATACTCTTGTATTTGGTTTCATTCTTTTCGCGATAAACGTTACGACAACCGAACGCATGAACGGGATAATAGAAGTGTCCGTTACGCGAGCACCAATTCTCTGACTTTGTGTTTCAGGAGTTACTGAAAGAGAAACACCTTGGCGAGTTTGGCGCTGTTCAGTGGTAGTAGTTATAACTTGTGTTTGTTCTTGGAATAGTGTATCGCCACGTATTTGTGTATTACCAGAGACAGTTTGCGAAGATTGTCCTGTGGCAGTTCTTCCAGTTACTACATCTTGCCAATTACCATACTGAGTTCCCCATGCATCTGCCATGTTTTCCCAAGCATCATAATTTCCGTCGAAGTTTACGCTTACATCTGGTTGCAGTGAGGTATCCGTCCAGTTATCAACTGGTGGATCTAGTTCCATATTTCCGATGTAGTTAAAGAGTAACTCCCCGACACAATTTCTTGGTTTAGAGGCCGATGTATTTTCTGTCATCATGACATTGGCATACGGGAGGGTGATCAAGTCACCCGTCTTATATACGTTTGTTGAGTTAGTATAATCAAACGCCAGATCAATATTTTCAAGATAGAAGAAAGGACGCAGTTCTTTCTTCACTGGATCAATTGAGATATGATATGCACTATCAAACACATTACCGATGTTATGTCCAGTAAATGCATCAACTAGGATACCATTTTTAAATCGATCAAGACCAGAACCATCTGGTATAGACAAGTCACTAGCCGCTTTTTCTAATAGCGTCAACGATGTATAATATTCAAGACGATTTATGCGTTGTTCTAGAACACCGATGTCGCGCATAGTATAACGACGATTATCAATGGTGCGGAATGTGACACCATAATCTGGACGATTTACGCTCTTCGCAACATTAGGAGCAAGCGATGGATATGGTGGAATTGTTATGATTGCTAGTGACATTGAATTGTCAGGTTCAGCAGGAATTCCAGGAGTCAGTGATGGTGTACCATATATCGTACTGAATACACCTTCGGAGTCAATGATCAGTCGATCTGTTCTTCCGAGATAATACTCTAAATCAGTAATAAACTGTTCTGTTGGAACTGGATTTGTGATACCCACAGAAGGTGCAGTTAAGGTCGTGCTCTCAGTAGGATTAGTTGTTGCAGATCCCACAGTAGTAGAATTTGCTGCAGAATCTGCATAACGAACACGGAAATCTAAAGTATCGCGTAGGTCAAATGATTCGCCTGTTAGTGGCGATCTATAAATTGGAATATCCTGCGTCTTAATTTTTCCTGCAGTTGCGCCAGTGTTATCAATCGGATACGAATCGACAACAAAGAAAGTACCGCCCGCAGAAGCACCATCGTGAGTAAAGTAATCAAGTTTAATTACTAACTTCTTATTCGTAAGTGATGGTGCACTGGGTTTCTTGATAATTTTGGCATTGCGATATTCATTATCACGTTGACCATTATCGAGAGTAAACGAAGAAGCAATGTCTACACCAGCAGCAACTACCGCAGAATCAGAATCAGTGTTGGCACCAATAAAGATGTTTTTAATTTGATATACATCCGACAGACCCAGTGAATACGTACCAGTATTTGTTGATGGGTGAGTATTCGTATTGATAATTGCGTAACGATCTTCACGAAGAACCTTTAAGATAGGTTGCGCATTAGCAGTCTGAACATTCACATAAAGTTTAACCTGTTTTGGCGCTGCAGCAAGATCTCCTGCCAGATTAATAGTAATCGATTGCGCAGAGTTCTTTGTGAACGCCGCACCCGTAAGATTAATATTAGAACCAATCGGTCTTGAAGTCGAGTTTATTGTTGCTGCTTCCTTCATGATCATGGTAAAGTTATTATTGATGATCGTAGAAGTAAACGAATCATATGGGAAAGTTTCATCACCGCTTAGTGTAATCGTAACTCCGCCACCAATGCTCAATTCACCGTCGAATTCTTTAGTATAGATGAATGAGTTATCGGCACCTGTACTGGGAGCAATCGTTTTCGTTGCTCGAGCAGGAATTCTAAATAGAGATTTGTTGAAACTTGTTTCTTGTAGAACAGCATTGCCACCTACGAGAACAATATCGGCATGACCATCAGCAGTATCGTTATAGAAGATACCACGAACATCTTTAAAATCTCCACTTGACATTGCAATGTCATAGAGATATAGGCGATATTCTGCCGCAGCAGTTCCAACTGTTCCCGATTCATAAACAATCTGTTTTATACGAGCAGTACCAACTTGGGATCCTGCTGCTGCAGTAGCAGAAAATGTTGTTGCAGTGATTGCTCCTGCTGCTGTACTGCGAAGACTGACTGTATCGCCAGTGTTTAAATCCCACATTCCGCAGAATTCATCTACGAGAATATAGTTACCATACGCAGTACTAATTGGAATTTCTTGTTGATTGACTGTTGTCAGTCCCTTTGGAACAACAACGTATTCTGTTTGGAATGTTTCATGCTCATACCCACGAACATATGCCTTACCTGCTTCAAGACCGATAGCAAGAAGATCTTTACTGCCACCACGTGCTGGATCGACAGTGTTTAGTTCTTTCAAACCATTGTTACCATCAACATTAAGATGCTCTTTAATCAGAACAGGGAATTGTCTTACTGCATAGTTACCCGACTCATCATATGTGCGTCTCGCCATGTTCTTGCCGAGTTCGCCATAAATATTTGTAGTATAAACTCGTTGGACTTCTCCACTTATGATTTCAACCAATTGGTTAAACGTGGGAGGAATTGTGTCAGTTGATTCATATGCAACAAGAGTGGTTGTAACTTGGTATCTGTCGGCACCAGGAGCAGCAAAGTTGAAGGATCCTTCAGCAGGATCTTGAAGAGTGTTATCATCTTCAGGCGAAACAGTGCTTTCTACGATCTGGAATCCAACCTTTACAGATGGTAGGTTAGAATACTTAGAAAGTATGATTGTTTGTGTTTCGTGGTTGACGAATTTACCATCAATATACACAATACCATCATCAACAGTCAACGCAGAAGCAAGACCCCAGTAACTGTTTGTTGGTTCTGCTTCATCATATGTGGTATCGACAACAAATGTATCACCGTTTCTTCCTGCAGTTGTAGAAGTTACATTAAGAGTTTCGCCCCCTGTGAAGTGAACCGCTGTTGTAGATCCATCACCACTTGTATAGCGAAGATATAGTGTTTTCAAGTCAGGAGATTCTGCTTGAGTGCCAGTTGCTGTATCTAGAATTACTGCAGTGATTCCTGATGTTGCACCAGTTACAGTATCACCAACATAGTTTGCTAATTCGTCATTGACCACTCCAGCATCAAGGATCTTAACGAATGCTCTTTGAGAATCCAGTTTGAATTCACAACCTTGGACGACCGAACCATTCTTAAAAATATGGTTTCCGAATTTACCGACCTGATCTTGCAGAATAGACTGTAGGGAAGTCAGTTCTCTTGCTTGAACAGCATATCCTGGTCTAAACAGAATTCTATTGTAGTTCTTTACGATCGCACCAGTCAATGGATCTGTAGTATCATCATAATACGGTGAGACGTTTAAATTCAGTGCCATGTTTTATTTTCTCTCTAAAACTTTAGAATTGCTCTAATTTTCTCTACCTGATCTTCTTGACGAACAATAAATTCTCTGTTATCCAGATATATAATTTCGCCTGTTTTGTTGTCAATTTCAGGTTCTACCACACTATTTATAGTCAATCCAGTCAAGGATTGGTCAACATTAGTGAGTATACTAGAAGATGTTATTAATGGAATTATAGGAAGAAGGTATATACTTTCTAAAGATCCATTGTTATTAGCATCAACTTTTTGGACAACAATAAATTTACCGCCACTGTCAGTTGTAATCACATCATCCAAGGCATAACTGGCAGGAGATGAAGTATTAATAACGTAACAGCAGGTTCCCGTGGAAGCTTGAAAATTATTATTAGTATCAAAAATTAATGGATTTTTCACTAATCCGATTTGTCGAAAATCATTATTCAGGAACAGATCAGCAGTGTCATTTGTTAAATTAACAGAGAATCCAACATTAGTTGCAAACAGTTCTTTTTGTGCATTTGCACCATGACCTGCTCTTGGTGAAATAACTGCAATTAAACTAGCACCAGTTCCTTCTGCACCCGTAATGGTAATATCAGCAAAGGTATATCCAGTACCACGATTTGTTATGGTAATTGAAAGAATTGCTCCATCATCTGGATCAATTTCTAGTGCTGCTTCTGCACCAGAACCATCACCAATTATTGAAAGGGTGGCGTCGCCTTCTACGTAATCGATACCACCAGAAATAATTTCTATGCGATCAATTGTTCCTGGAATAGCAGCATTCTCAACGTTTTCTTGTGCAGTACCAGACTCGGTAGCACCCAATGTTACAGAAGCCGCAGCGCCAGATCCACCACCGCCTGAAAATGTGATGTATGCAAAACTATAACCTTCACCTGGAGTTGTCAGAGTTA